CTGGAGTATTTGCAAAGGTTGGGAAATCATTCAAGAATGGAATGGATCGGCCTGGTGGATTTGGGTGTAGATGTTGGCTAGAGGGTGCAACAGAAAAAGAGGCAAAGGGGTAGAAAATGGAAGATGTAAAATTAGAAGAAATAAAAACAGGGCCTGACATATCTATGCCAGAACAGAGTGATTGGAAATGTGAATTATTCGGTAGTAAAAATGGAAATGGAATGGTTTATACACCTGCAAAGGGAGCAGAACCAAATAGATATATTAGGTTTATGATGAAAATAATGTTAGGTTGTACATGGGTGAAGGGGTAAAAGATGGCCAAAGCAATTGATTATGATAAACATGAAGTTGAAGTTGATCACAGCAAATGTAAATATTTTTATATAGGTAAATTGAAAAAACAAAAAAAATCATGGGACTCTTTAAGAAACAAAGGTTTATTTATAGAGTATGAGGTTCCAGTTTTTAAATGTGGGTTGAATGCTTCTTCAGTTATCCTTGACGATAATCAGCCAATATGTAAAGATTTTGAAGGGGTTAAATAATGGATTTAATTAAATGCAAGATTGAAAATGAAAATGTTGTAATGGATAAACTTACATTGAATAAATGGTTTATAGAAAACTCCGCTCCTGATGGAACCGTACAGAAATCTATTGTAATTTATGATACTGTGAACAATATTAAGGGCGGTGAGTTCGTAATGAGTAATGGAGATTTGAACAGATTAGGAATGTCAGTCGATCCTTCAGGATGGATACTTGATAATTATAAATCAAATCCTGTTCTATTATGGAACCATGACGACTCAATACCCGCTATCGGAATTATGAATAATGTCAGGGTAGACGGAAAGTCACTTGTGGGAAAACCACAATTCGCAGATAAAGAAATAGATCAGTTTGCATGGTCGATTGGTCAGAAAGTTGAAGCAGGGATTTTGACTTCCGGTTCAGTTGGGTTTATGACTTTACGAATTGATGTAGAAGAGAAAGAAGATAAACTACCGAAAGTAATTAGCCGTGAGCATGAACTATATGAATTTAGCATTGTGAATTTACCGGCTTTAGTAAGTGCGGTTAAACATAATCTGCCCGATACCAGGGAAGATGATTATATGGAAAAACTCTTTATTGATAAAGAGAAAGAAGAGATACCCGAAACCACGGGAACAAGTCTTTTCACAAAAAAAGAAAGTACTCTAAGTATTTTCAATAAAACTGAGGAGCTATAAAATGCCAGTATTAGAAAACAAGACAGAGAAAGAAATTGAATTGATTGAGAAAATCACCATTAAAGATGATGCAGAACTCAACATCGAAATAAACAAAGTCGCCGGAATTGTAAATCAGATAAACGCCGAGGCAGTGAAACGGGGTGATCTTGAATTGATGGCAACTGAAAATGCAGAACTTAAATCAGCCCTTGAAGTTAATCAGGCAGATATTGCAGCACTGAAAGCATTGAAGAATGTTAGATTTGAAAACAAAAGTAATGAAGAGAAGATGTACAATATAGGTAAGTACATGTTCGCAATGAGGAAGAACAATTTCAAAGATATTGCAGAAATGGGTGGAAGCCCTAATGCGAAAAACTCAGAGGATTGGAAAGCAAATAAAGACTGGCAAATAAATGCAGTTACAGGAACCCCCCTTCGTGGTGATCTTGGAACAGGTGCATATTTAATTCCGCCTGAATATGCAAGCGAGATTTTAAGAATACCGGAGGATCCATCCGCACTTATGGGACAGGTCAGAAATATTCCTATGTCAGTAAGAAAGATTACCTTTCCAGCCAAACTTGTCGGAGCTGATTGGACTTGGGTAGCTAATGAAATCACAGCAAAGACAGAAGCAAATCCAACACTTGCACAGATTGAGCTTGAATGTGAAACGGCAGCAACTTGGATTGCTTTCACAGATGAACTTGATGAGGACAGCTTGGCTCCTTTGGGTGAATATTTTACAAGCTTACTTCGTGAATCATGGCAGACAGAGTTTGATAAACAGTGCCTTAATTCAAGTACTGCTCCTTTTGTTGGTGTATTACAGAATACAAGTGCTAACATTTTGAGCATGGGAGCCGGAAATGCAAGTTTTGATTCTGTTAAAATGGATGATATAAAAGACCTTGCTTCAAAACTTACAACCAAAGCAAAAAGAAACGGTGCAAAATATATTATGCACATGACAGTACTCGATATGATTAAAAAGCTGAAAGATGATAATGGTAATTATATTTATCGAGAGTCAAACGTTGCCGAACCTGCAACACTAAACGGTTACGGAATAATCGTATCTGATGCAATGCCGGACGCTAGTGACTCAGCAGCAAGTACGGCCTTTATTGCTTTTGGAAATCCTAAACATATTATGCATGGTGAAAGAGTTGGATTGGAATTTAAAATCTTTGACCAGACCCTGGATGCCGTTGTGTATGACAGATCATTTTTGAGAGCAAGAACCCGACAGGCTTTTGTTACTGGTATTCCAGCAGCATTCGCAGTCTTGAAAACATCTGCATAGTTTTAAATGCCCCTTCGTATGAGGGGGCAATCATAATAAAGACCTTTACGGGTCGGCTTGAAATATTAGCCAAAGGAAAAGGATATGGGTATAAATGCGTATGTATCAGGTTATCTTCCTAAAGGATATCACACAGAAACTGCAGCAACAGCAATTGAATTCAGTGTTGATGGACAGGACGGAAAAAGACTTGCTCTTGTAGGGTTCGATTATCTGAACGCAGCAACAGCACATTCACTATTGATTATGAATTGTGGAAGTTCGGCAGGGTCAAGAAACTCAGCTCCAGCAGGGGCAGCAGCAGGTCAGAAATTAATTGTTTGTACTACTGTTCCAACAACTCCATCAGCATCAGCAGTAGCCAACCATGATAATATTGCTTATCAAGTAACGGGTGGTGGATGGGAATGGAACACAATTGCATCCGTTTCAGGGTCAACATTGACCTTGACAAACGCTATTGCAGTAGCTTTAGAAGCAGGTGGCAAGGTTAGAATTTTCGGAGTGGCAGCAGACGCAAGCTATTCATCTTTTGGATTACCCGCAAGTGTAGTTACTCATTATGATGATACAATTCTTTGCATGGCAGATTACAAAGGCGATCCGCTTTACGTATATGATGCCAACGGATCAAACGCAGGGTTTATTAATAACATGCTCTTTGCATACATTAATAAATAGATTCAATCCCCTCTTCGGAGGGGAACTATTAAGAGGAGAATGAAATGGCAACAAAAAAAGGCACACCGAAAAGTGACGGAAGCGGAAAGGGAACAAGAGCAAACCAGGGAAGGGGTGGTTGCAAGACTACCAAAAAATCCGGACAGGGTAAAAAGAAATAAGGAGTTATTATGAGTGGTCAGCAATCAAGAGTTGAATTCATTAAGAAAATAATTGATGACTTTACACCTGAAGAGAAAAAAGAATTCTCAAGAATTATACTAAAAGATATGAAGCCTGAGGTGGTAAAAGTTCCGAAGATTAAAAATAAAATTGAGTTACAGAGAGGTTAAAAGGAGTATAAAAAATGAAATGGTTTATATTACATATATTACCTAGGATACACTGGACAACATATAGCGAAGGGGATAAAAAATATTTTCATATTTGGAGACAATGGTTCAATAAATGTTGGGGTCAAATAAAGGTAGAGGTTAAATAATCATGGCTATACATGTTTACGATTTAACAACTATAGCAGCGGTCAAAGTTCTGACAGGAGCGAACGCCGCCGATGATGCAATAACTCAAACTCTAATTACCAAGGCTTCCTTTTGGGCAAATAAATATACTTCAAGGATATTAGCACAGCAGACATTTACAGAATATTATGATGGAGACGGGAGCGATACTTTATTTTTAAAAAATTATCCTATTAGTTCAATTGCAACAGTACACCAGGATTCTGATAGAACATTCGACTCCGACGCTCTTATAGATTCAGATGATTATTTTACTTATGCAGATAACAGAAAACTAATAGGAGATGGTGCAATCTGGGAGAAGGGAATACAAACTATTCAAGTCGTTTATGTTGCCGGTTATGAAATCGGTTCCATACCTGAAGATTTAGTTAATGCAATAACTATGTTGGTTGACTTCTGGTTTAGGGAATACGATGCCCATAGATTTGGGGTAACTTCAACCGGATCCGAAACAAGCCGGATTACTTATGAAAAAAACATACCCGTTGAGATAAAAGAAATGTTGAATCCGTATAAAAAGAAGTGGGTATTTTAAATGCAAAATATGGAACAGTTCAAAAGAAATATAGAAAATTGGTCAAGAGCTTTTCCAACAGTTGTAATGGACGTTTATAAAAAGTCATCTAAAAGTCTTGTATCAGATGTTAGGACAGGATCTTTATCAGGCCAGGTATTAAAAGAACAGACAGGTAATTTGAAAAAGTCTATCAAGACTATTTTTAAAAAAGATGAGTCATCACACATGCTTTTAGGAACTGATGTTCAGAGTGTCAAAGGTTTTGGATATGGTGCTTATTGGATGGAGAA